CTTTCCTCTTTCCCTCGTCTGAGAATCTACCAGTAATAGCACCTAGTCCAGCACCAACAGGGGTGGCAAATATGGCAAAAGCCACCAAGATTATGTCAAGGTGAGGGGCCACTTCTGCGGGGTTTGAAGTTGCCTTCCAAATTATCGTAGTCCCAAGAATTACAAAAGCCGCCACGACTGGCCCCAACATTAGAAGCGTCAGGAACTCTGTGCCAGAAAGAGTAGTGGTGGCCTTAACTCGCAGACTACCAATCTCCTCTCTAGCAAGAGCCAGTTCTTTGCGTATCTCAGCTAACTCGTCTACCTCATCTGCCAATTAATCTACTCATAGTATATTATACTCCGTTCCATTACTTAATTTCTCTTATGCCATGCTAAAAAATAAAAACCATACTCCGATAGCTATAGCGATATCTGCGGTTGCTGCAACATACATACCAATTAACATTGCCTTATCAACTAGAGTCATTTCCTCATACCTCTTAACTTAATGTAATGGACAAACCTGCAAGAATGTTCCCACGGAACTGTCCACATAAAAGGGGAAAATTGCTCCCCCAACACCTAGTACTATTGCTATTACTAAACTTGCTAATGTAAGTAGTTTCATCCGTAAATTTTTAGGATTTATCCACGATACCGTCAGTTTTATTCCAAGGAAGGGAATCTTCATCGATGACTTCAGGAAAGCCTGTTTGTTGATCATGAACAACATCTTCAGGAAAACCTAATTCCTTTTGAAATTCCTTTAGTTTATCTCTACGATCTTTTTCAGATTCTTCCCAATTACTGGCGTACTCCATTTTAGGGTCTTGCCATTGGAGTTGAATCATCATATCCTTAAAGACTTCCATGTGTGTCATTGTAGCTACCTCAAACTGCTTGTGGAAAATATCTCCATCAATCATTGCAGCATATTCAGGGAATCGTGTCCCCAGATTTTCTTCTTTTTGTACATAGGCAGAGGAGAATTCCGGTTTAATTGCCCCCGCATCCTTCATATAATCTACAGCAATTCTATCCATATCTGGCCTGGTAATATCTTTAAAATCTTTAACTGCATATCCTGATTTATCTTGAACATAATTACTAAAAGGTGTGTTATTAAATTCAGGGTAATTAGTAATTAAATTATTATACCAATTAGTTTCATACTCTTTATTTAGTAGTACAGCAGTATCAGGAATTAAGTTACTAACCCGAATAGCAATGGAAGTTGGTATAAACTTCCTAAGATCTAAATAAGCTATATCAGTAGTTGAACTTTCTTGGTCTGCTTTAATAAGCACTTCGTTTCCAACTTGATAAATACCCACGCTATTAACTGGGAAGTCATTAGGAAAGAATTCCTTCACATCAACATCTTGTTGAGATTTGAGAATATTAAAATGTGCTCCTTGATTAACCCCTTTTTCACAATAAGTAACCTCCGCTAGTTCTAAGGCATTCACTTGCATGAAACGTTGAACACCCTTATTAACTACCTCAATATCAGTAGCACTGCCTGCAATAGAGTAACTTAAAATATTTCCATCAATGACTTCTTCAACTAATCTCTTAGCAACACGGGTATCACTCCGTAGTTCAGAGACAAGAAAAAATCCATTTTGATCGACACCAGATTTAAACACTTTTCCGGTCTTTGTAATATACGCCGGTAGTGCCCAACCTGTTTGAACGTCAGAATGGAAAACCATGCAATTTCTAGTACGAAAGTTCTTCATAAAAGCATCAAAAGCGACATCTAACGCTTCTGTTGTAATTAAATGGTTTTCGTGATCAATGCCTTCGACAGAAGCAGGCCCTCCAACAACTAAAGGCTCATTCTCATCAAGATGTAACCCTTGTTCCTTTGCAACCTGTGTGTACTTCGATTTAGGGCCATAATAACGAGAAAGAGTAAGTAACTCCGCTGGAGAACCTACACCCGCTTCAAATAGCCTCTCATACTCTGCAATAGCATCTTTAATATCCTCCTTAGAGGATTTTCCTACCTGTTCTTTAGCTAAAAAGATTAATCCCTCTGTTGCAAGCAAAGGAGTGTAATAACCTCTATTAACTTGACGAATCTCAGAAGTTTTTTCCATTACTCTAAAATCATCTAGACGATCCTTAAAAAAGGCTACGCCAGCTCCAGGAAAACCTCTATGTAAATAGTTAGTGTTCCCAACCTTTACATCCTCATGAATAGCATTAGCGACAGCATCTATAGCAATCCCTTTATCAAGATCGGTTGGGGAAGATTTTTGAAACCACTGGCCGATTTTTTCATCATTATTATATGAAAATTTTAATGCCCAGTATAATTCTTCCAAATCATCTGGATGTGCTGAAGATTTTGCCAGGTCAGAATAGATTTTTAAAAATTTAGTTGATCTCACGTTATTTATTACTCATAAGGATATATATTAGTTACTTTTCAGTTCCAAGATGGAATTCCTCTACAATTGAGAGTAATATTTCATCTACTGAGGACTTAACCGCCGCTTTAACTGCTACATGTTGTGGGCCTACTGGAAAAGCCATATCTATGGTTGAGTCTAAATCTGTTTGCATTTGAGTAAATACTTCTTGAACATAAATTAACCCAGCCGTATAATCCATCTCGACTAGATCACCATCAAAGTAATCTGTTATCTTAGTTCTACTTTGGTCATATAAGATTCTATTTAATGCTCGTTTAAGCATTAAATATTGCCGTGTATCAGACGGCATGGCTATTTCTACATTTGTTAAAACTTTACCCACTAACCTGGAAAACCTTTCCATAAAAAACATTTGGACATCATTAGTGTCTGCTACCAATCTTTGCATTGCTTCGTCTCTTTGAATACTCATTTCTGACTTTACCTCTTATAATTATTATCCTTAGTTTAAGTGAGGGGTTTATCCCTTAGTTTTTCAAGCTCTTTGTACAATGCCTTCGGTAAAAGCATAATTTCTTTTAATACAGCGCGTTTTAAAAACCATTGTCCTTCTCTAGGGGCGTTTTCAGTTATGACTCGTGTAATTTCTGGGCCATATTCAAACTTACTGTGTTTCGGTCTGAAGGTAATCACTTTGGCATTGGGATTTTTCCCTTTGTCATAGTGTTTATAATGACCTTGGATTACTACTCCATTTTTTCTTCGGTGAGTTGGTACATATACCCGTTGAGTATTCACAGAATCTAGAGGGGTTGCGCTTGAAATCCCAGCCTCTACAACTGCTGCATATGGTGCAGAATATTCAATATTAATACTCTCCCGTTTATAAATAATAGAGCCTGATTCTTTTAATTTTCCGGTTTGTACAGGTACATACTCAATAACAACCAAGAGTATCTTGAGAACGATAAAAAATATCGTACCCATTAGCTTGAATGCCTTTAATTAGTGCATTTTTAACAGCTTCATGTACTGCTTGATTGACCATAGTATCACCTCCTTATATTACAACTTGGAACTGTATTTTTATCAATTTCTTTATTTATACTTTAGAGCCTATATACATTATATACTATTCTGCAACTACAGTCCAGTACTATATCCTTATATTCCTTGGGTTCCGTCTGAATTCACAAAATCTAACGTATATTGCTCATTATTTGCCCAAATTTCCATTCTTGGGAATGTAATTGGTTGAGACGGAATAACTAATTGAGGAATATCTGCTTTGTTTTCAAAATATTCAAGAGTAATATGAGGAGTAAAATCATAATTTTCATTTATCCTCTTTCTCGGTATAAGGTCAAACCCTTCTTCTTCAAGTTTAATTATTAAATCGGCTCTCCATGCTTTAAGCCCCGGTATTTCTACTAGGGCTACAACAACATTAAGTTTCTTTGGGTTTTCAGAAGCATCAAAGATATATGGCCCTGAAATTTGTCCATCCATTTGTGGAGGAGGGCCAAGCTGTTGTATAACAACATTGAGGGCCTTATACCAATCCTCATGGGAAATATAATTATATTTTACATAAGCAAGAGTAATATGAGCATTATCAATTTGCTTTTCATATCCTCCAAGATCAAGAGACTTGGCTAACTCTTGATCAATAGGAAAGGTTATAATACCTCCTGGGTGACCCGTATTAAAAAGCTCTTCAAGAACATCATGAAACACACCAAGATTATAGTTAGTAGACTCGTCAAGAGTCACCCAAGCAAATTCAGTGTGTTCTTCAGACAGTAGGGGTTCTCCAATAACCTCTCCCATATAGAAAAGAACCGGGATTTCTTCGTCTCCCAGCACCAACTCTGTAGTCATGTGCGCTTCAACGTTATGAATTTCTAAACTAGTTTCTTCACGTACTTCCCGAATAAGGCTATCCTCAGGTGTTTCTCCAGCCTCTACATGACCGCCAGGCAAATCCCAATAATCTGAATAAGCATCAGCCATTATTAGAAATTTGCCTGCGTTATTAAAAGCAACAATTTTGGTGCTAAATTTAATATTTTTGTTGCTTTTTTGGACTAAAAAACGGTTGTCTTCGTTATCCTCTTTCTCATCAGCTTTTTGGGCTTTTTTGGAAAACTCTGCATACGTCTCATCACTGTCACTATTTATCCAAGCATCATACGCCCCTGGAGTGTAATCATGCTCTCCTTCATTACGAAGTTTTTCGTCTTCCTCAGCCTCTTCTTCAGGAGTAAGTTTCCAATCAAAATCATCCTCCTCACCGTCCACACCTATAACATGAATTAATTCATAGGCCTCTCTAAGTTTATCCATATTTTGATCATAATTGCTTTGTTTTTTGTCTTCTGGCATTTTTATCTCCTTTAATTTTCTGTTACGTGAAGTAGTTTACTATACTTTATAGTATTTGTCAAATTTCTTCCTACTCGTCGTCTGAATCCTCTAATTCGTTTTCCCATTCTTCGAAGAGCATTGGATCAATATAAGATGCTAAAGCTGTATCAACATCGTTTCCTAAGCCTTTAGAAACAGCTACAGCAACTGCTTTTCTAGCTTTATTAAACTCTTGTCTATTTTTAGGAGCATCCATTTCTCCTATAGCTTGTAGTGTCATTGAACGAGCCCCAAGGGTTCTAAAGTCTTTAGGACTGTAGTTTTTTTCCTCAAGCCCTAATGTCTTATTCATAGTGAGTTTCATATAACGAGCTACTTGATCATCAGTAACTTGATAGAGTTGTTGGGTAGGTCTAAAACCACCTTTCTTCATTCTATCATACAACATAGTTGCTAATTCTTGATTATCATATTCAAATTTAGCTGCAACTCCAGCTTTAGAAGTAAACTCTAGGGTGACCTGACTCCCGTTTATCTGTACATGTTTTTGTAATAGGCTAGAAGCTCCAAAGGATTGTACTTCAACTCCTGTAGTTGATAAACTTTCTTGACTACCGGCACGTAAAGAAGTCCAAGCCATGAAACGCATAACTTCAGCTTCAGGTCTACCATTATCAGCTTCTTCTTTTAACCATTTACTAATAACTGGTTCATCCATAGCCATCATACGATTTCTTGAATATTTTTTAGTTGCTTGGTTAGTAATATGCTCTTTGCTATACATACTTACCCATTTATCTTTATTATTTCGGTATCTGCCTAATTTTAATGCTTTAGGATCGGTAGAAAGTTCTACAGTACGACCTCTAGCAGCGTTAGGTATTTTCTTACCATTGGCTAGAAGTCCAGGGGTCATACCCTGCTTTACGGCATCTTCAGGAGAAACTAAGCTTAACTTCTTAGTTTTATCATACGCACCACGCGCTCTTCCTCCCTGAGTTCCTTCACCTTGCTTTCCCCCCTTTGTATCGTCTTCAACCGCCGCCGCTGCCGCCTCGTCTCCAAATATTGCAGCAAATTCCTCGGGTTTTAACCAGCGTCCAGGATAAAGAGGATCCCCAGTTTCAGGAATTTTCCCTTCAGTTTTAGCCCAAGCTGCTTGGGCCTGCCTATGTAAATCATCTTTACTTTGGCCTAAATTAGCCGCTTGTTTAAGAAGTCTAATAGAACGATAAGCTTTCTTGAGGTCTGCTTGTTGCACATTAGCATCTGAGCTAGTGATTAGCTTCCATTCATTTTCTTCAACGTAGGTGTCTAAACCTTCTCGTAATGCATCTTCAACATAAAGATCATTACCATCTTCAATTTCTTTCGGAGCTGCACTGAGAATAGATATTCTTGCTTCTCCTAGGTCATCAACCTCAATAGACGCTAAACCAATAATACGGTTGTTAATTTGCGCTAGGATGCCTCCACGACCCCCACTAATGAAGTCATCTAGACCTAGAAGCGGTAGCAGTAAGTCTTGGGAATCGTCTTCATCGTGTTGTCCAACATATTCTTTCCAAGCATCGTAAACTTGTTTTAAATCTCCTTGGAAAGTTTCAATTGGAATAATAGCAATTTCTTCTTTTTCGGCTTTAGGGTCAACTTTTCTCCAACGAGTAGCAAAATAAGGAGTTTTACCTGGCCGTCGCACTAGAGAAGTGTAAGGAATTAAACCAGGCTTTTTTAAACCAAAATCACCACTATCATTTTTATCAGGAACATTTAACCAAGCAGCCGCACCACTTGAGGTAACATGTTCACCACTTTGTTTTTGAAGCTCCGTATGTTTTTTCTCATGAGGGTTTAGTTGATTTTCAGCATCAACCGTCTGATAATCACCCTCAGATAAATACTTAATTAGTTTTCGTAAATGCTTACCCATGATTAGTTTACCTCCGTATTAATCCGGTAAGCTTCAAGAGTGCTACATATGCAATCGTGATCGCATTCACAACGTAGTTCAGTTACGCAATCACAATCACTGTTGCAAATGTGACATCCAGATGAAGTTACCCTATCTTGTTCCTGTTTTTGATATATTTTATCGAGTTCTTCTTTAAGATTCATTTTTCGTTCCTCTAAAGTTTTTCCAGTTGTTACAGCTTCGTTAAGTTTACCTGCCTCGGCAAGTTCCCTTACAAAATCCGATTCCCCCTTATATCCAGTCATTGGCGGATAATGGGTTTCAAAAGATAGAATATGATCCGGAGCTATCATTTGTTTAGATACCTCTTCTTCCTCTTTTGGTTTTCCTACTAATACTCCTACTTCCTCTTCTAAGGCTATAAGTTCTAATAGATGATCTAGAAGAGTATCATGATCAACTTCTTTAGTTTCTTGTTTAACTAAAGACATGCTAAATCTTTTAGCAAGATTATTGTATTCTTTTTTAACGTCCTCACGTCCCATTTCCAGGCTCCCGTGCTCTAACCCAGTAGGGTTTTTAAAACCAAATTTTTTATAAAATTTACCAACATGTGGAGATAAGGGAACCACAGAAACTTCATTTGCTTTAGATTCTGTTAAGAAACGATGTAGTAAATCCATCATTAATTTTACACCGGAAGTATTTCCCGGTTGTTTGTAAGAAGTGGGCAAGTTTGATACAGTATCAATATAAAAACCACCATACCCTTCATCATGAACTAGTGCAAAAGATTGTAAATTTCCTTCAGAATCCATTTTAAATTCATATGCTTCTAAATCTTTTGCTGTATTCGCTGGTAAATTATCTAATTTATATTTTAACTCCTTAAATTCTTCCGAAATAAAACGAAGGGCCGCCTTCTCAAAACCAATGGTTTCGTTTATCTTAACCTGTTTCATACCGTCTGGTACAGTAGAAGCATCAATTGGTTCTGGAAGTTCTGCTAATAATTCTTCAAGTCTCTTTTCTTCTGCCTCAAAATTAATCCCATCTTTAATTTTATTAAAGAATTTTTCACGACTTACTACTTCTCGATCTTGGCGTACTTTATCATCTTCTCCTGCTATCTCTTCAGGGCGTATATAACGAATAGGCTTAGTCCAATCTCCAGACTCTGGCACTAAACCTTCTTTACGAGCTTGTTGAGCACCAGGAGAGTCTTGCTTTTGGAGTTGTTCTTTCTTATCTTCTTTATTTCCAACTAAAATTCCAACTTCTTCTTCTAAGGCGATAAGTTCTAGAAGTTGGTCAAGTGCACTAACCTGATCACCCTCTGCCTTAGAGATAGCGAAATATGGAGCAGTAAATTCTGAGTATTTAAATAAATTATTAGAAATTTGTTGTTTATGTAGATCCATATTAAACCTTTTAGCAAATTTATTGTAAGCGTCTTTTGCTACATCGCGCTCCATCTCTAAAGTATTATCATTTTCCCCTTCTATAGTCCCAACCGACGCAGGTACGGGAGTATTTTTATCTATATGTTCTTGTTCTTTGGCAACCTTACCCTCAAAATCCCCTTCGATATTTTTAAGGCGTTGCACTTTCGCTCGTTGAGAATTATATAAGTTTATATTCTTAGGGGTAGGTTCGTCTCCGCTATCTTCAGTAGCCTGTAATTTTTGCGCCATGCCTATTAATGTAGCTCTCTCTGTCTCAAAATTAGTTGTCGCATCATTTAATGAGGACTGAGCTAAATCTCTGCGGCTAGTAGCAATCTTAACCTGCTTTTGGCGGTTAAGAGCAGCAATGGCTTCGGCTTTTCTATCCCCCCCATTAGGGGCTGTAAAACCAAATTTTTCATAAAACTTACCTACTCGTGAAGTTAAAGGATGCACAAGAATTCGAGTAGATTCAGACTCATTTAAGAAACGATTAAGTAAATCCATCATTAATTGAGTTCCACCAGACTCCTTACTATTCCGATATTTAGAGGGCATAGTTACTATAGAATCTATAGTAAACGTATCATTGCTCTCATGAACAACTCCGAAAGCTGCTAATTTTCCTTCCGAATCCATTTTAAATTCATAACTTTCTAAGTGGGATACTGGAACATCACTAAGATTTTGTATGTCCTCATGTAAACTTTCAAATTCCCTAGTAATATATGTTATACTTTCCCATTCTTCTCTAATGGCATTATTTATTTGCTGTTGTTCAGGGGGTTCTTCAAAACCTTCCAATTTTGCAGGATACTCAGGAAGCCCCTCTGTATAAGCCGCTATTGCGTCCTCTTCAACTTCGAAAGTATAACTATTCTCAATTTTCTTAAAGAATTCTTGTTTACTGGTAAGTTCTTTATCTTGTTTTACATCATCGTCTTCTCCTTCCATATCTTTAGGACGTATCCATCTAATAGGTTTAGCCCAATCTCCAGATTGTGGTACTAAACCGTCTTTACGAGCTTCTTGAGCACCGGCTGATACTTGCTTTCGGAAAGTAGGAATCTCCTTTTGAACTTTTGACTCTTCTTCATCCATTTTCCCGGCAAGCATTCCATATCTACTTTCAAGATCTATCAATTGACGAATCTCTTCTCTGGCCCCACCGTGTTCCTTAGAAATAACTACGGAAGACATATCAAAATGTTTAGAATAATAATTATACTTTTGTAGTACATCATCTCTAGACATTTCTAAAGAGCCTGCAGTATTTTTCTTGAACCCAAATTTTTCATAAAAAGCCATTACATGTAAATCAAGCGGGTCTACAACAAGTGTAGTTGTTGTAGATTCCGTTAGAAATCTATGTAAGGTGTCCATCATCACTTGTACACCGAAAGATGAATTTGTTTCCCGATACTTACTAGGCAAGGTAACTGCAGAATCAATGTGAAAACCGTCCTCTTCACCACCGTCTGTAATTCTTGTAAAGGAGGCTAATTTACCCTCTTTATCAAATTTAAATTCATAATCAGAAATCATTTCTTCATCTTTATTATCAAGATACATTCTAAGAAAAAGAAGTTGTTGTGCAATAAATCTTAAACCGCTTATGTGCCCTGTAAGTCTATCAATCCCTTTAGCCAGTTTATTTGTTTTTTGTCCTTCTGTCCGAGCTATATTAACTAGTGGTTCAAGTTTCGCTGTGAGTGAGGCTATTTTGTCAGTAGCAAACTTCTGTTCTTCATCAAAATCAACAGAAGCATTAATTTTCTCCGTGAAAGTTACAAATCCTTCTCGTACTGGCCCAGAAGCATTCCATGTGGTACTTGTTGGAGAAGTTTGATTGTCTGCATGTTGTTCAGACTCTACTGGATTCCCATCATCATCATCAGCCTCGTTAGGACGTACCCATGCGCCAGGATGTTGCCAATTCTTTGTTTTGGGTACTAAGTCGTGGGCACGAGCATATGCTGCCCCAGGAGCCTCACCAAGCTCTTTAACCATGTAGTTTTCGAAAAAGGATACTCCCGACACAATATCATTTAACAGGACACCTTGAGCTTCTCCTGCATTTACTTCAATAATCATTTTGCATGGAGGAAAACTAATTTTAATATTTTCGGCTGGTTGTACATCTCTCTTAATTTCAAGTACATTATCATGCTCTCCAACCACAATGAAATCTAATGGAAATTGCATGTCATTCATTGTCATTATTGCTGGGTACCAAGCACGGAAGGGGAATAGCATACCATGCCCCTCGTCAAGAGATTGCCTACCGCCCAACCCTTTTTGACTATTTGATGTCATTTCAAGAGCAAATTCCCGCGTTCCAATCATTACTGGAATATTTTCAGAGCGTGGCTCACTTTTTTTAGTAACTTCAGAAAGAATATCAAATAATTCATTCTTAGGTTTCTTTTTTGAGTCGTCTCGACCAAAAGTCGTGGTAGATTGTTCCGTTCCCATGACAGTACCTCCAGCGTAAGCGGCACCACCTACACCACTACCTGCTCCACCACCAGAACCATCTTGTTTTTCTAACAGGTCGTGCAATTTTTTAATTTCAGTTTTCGGTTTAGATAATTCCCAATGATTAGCTTGGATCGGCTTAACACTATTAAAATGTTCACTAAGAATGTTCGTCAGCCATTCTCGTTGTTGTGCTACTCCTTTAGTAGGCATAGAATCTTTATTTTTACGAGGCGTTGATGGAAAATTAATTACGATCTGTCCCTTATCATCAATAAGGGAAGATAATTCATTCAACGTATCATGTAAATCTTGGTCAGTTTCCTGCACATTTAATACATTACTAGCCATGACTACGCTGTATTTCTCCTTTAGTTTCGACGCATCATTATATGGAGGTGAAGTATCATATGCATGAACATTTGTAAAAGGCTTAGCAGGAGCATCTCCCTCATTTATTCCCCCTGGAGCATACTCTTCAATCCCCTGTAATCTCCTAGTCTGCGTACCTTTACCAGCCCCATAATCTAAAATTTTAGTGTCTTTGTTAACATTTTCTAGTACCCAAGTACCTACGGTTGTCTTCGACCAGTTTCTAGCAGTTTGTCCTCTAGCTTTATCACGGGAAGATACCTCAGTAACAGGCCCAGCTTCTTGAGTTGGAGATGTTGTCTCAGACTGAAAGGCAGTCTTTAACTCTGAATATTTAAGGCCTTCAACAAAAGCCGGAATGGTAGTATCTCCATTAACTTTCGCTTGGTGAACCCGATGATTACCCGCATAAAGAATAAATTGACCACCGTCATATTTAATTTCAACCGGCTGTGTGATTGGCGTACCTTTCTGATACTCACCTTCCATAGCAGGAACCGGCTCTAGTCCTTCAATTAAAGTTAAGGGGATGTTAAGCTCAACTGCACTAGACAGATGCCCATCAGCACCACGCTTTAGCATCTCTTGTTGAGTAATGCGCTTGTCTTCAAATTCTTGACGAGAAATTTCGGAAGTTTGGTTCGCTTCTTCAGGCCGTAACCACCGAACAGGGTTTTCCCGATTACCAGATTGTGGTACAAGCCCACTAGCCATTGCTGCCATACCTTCAGGAGTAATTTCTTTCTGCAATTCGTTAGGAGTTTTATCAGTAGCTTGTTTTTGGTCTACTATAGCAGCAAAAGAAATATCCCCACGATGCTGAATATACCCATCATTTGCTATAATAAAATCATTCACATTTACTTTAGTAATATCAACAATGCGTACAACTTCATCAAGATCATGAAGCTGCGAATCATTAATAGAAGTAACACGCTTTCCCGTATAAGGTTTCCCAGGAGCTAACCAAATACTATCATCCTTTCCTAAAGGGTTTCTCTCTGGATGCTGAGTGGGATATGCTTGTATTCCTCCATCAGAGGCCCCTGCAATTTCATTACGTCTAGGTTTATGATACCAATACCGATGTAAATCAGGATAGAGAATACCCTCTGACATACCTAAATCTTCACCAGAAACCGTTTCCGTTAAATCTACTGAACCAGTAATACCACCACCAGTTGCAGGTTTGGGACGATTTGCTTGTTTTTCAGCCTCATCCGCATCTATCTCTGCCTCAGTAAGTGGTTTCCTAGCAACTAACGTACTATAATGGTCACCTGTGCGATGAGGTACAATAAATAATTTATCAGGAGAAAGAGGGGTTTTCCACTCTCTCGTGGAAGAATATGTACCTTCAGGATATAATGCTTGTCCTTCTCCAAAAGACTCAACACTGGAGTTTAGGGCTTCAACATCAGCCCTTCTAGCATAGATGGTGACATCCCCAGGATAACCTCCGCTCTTACCGCCAATACCAAACACTCCCTTTTTCATGCCTTCTTTGTTTATCTGGAACGCATTAGGGAAGGAAGTATGGTGCCAAACATACTTCTTGTTAAATTCTTTTCGTGTTAAATCCCAAGGATTATCTTCCTTAGGAGCTTGATCCATTTCTTTAGGGCGTATCCATCTACCAGGGGCTTCTGTATCTCCTGTTTGGGGGACAAGTCCTTTAGCTCTTGCTGCCATACCTTCAGGAGTAATATCCTTAAGCAAGTCTTTAAACTGTTGAAAAGAACTCTTAGCAACAAAATTTTCTGAAACGAATTTCATAGCTTCTGCTTTGTTTGTAAGACTGCCATCCTCTTGTTGAGAACGCACAGCTCTTAAAATTTTTCCTAGCTCCGGCCCTTCCTTAAATCCGGCCCCAAGTAACTCATTTCCAGTAATTAATGAAGCAATTTTTCCCTCAGGCGTAATAACAATTGCTTCAGAAATTTCTTTCAGCTTTGCTTCGAACCAATCAATTTCTTCTGTTCCAGGTTCCACCAGGGTACCAGCTTCATTTTGGTGAAGTCTTCCAGTTACATCTGCTCTGGATACAGCAGATAATAATTTTAACCGACGCATTCCATACTTGTTAATCATCTTTCTAAATCCTGTGTCTTTAAGCCCATTTCTATGGGAATTCATAGGAAGTAGATGATGTTCAACTAAGAAGGATACATCGGCTATAGTTTCAGTTTCAGTTGTTAATTTCCCCAAAAAAGCCTTGGTTGGCTCTACACCAGCCGCTTCATGTCCATGTTGAGTAATTGTCCCCTCTGGGGAGTGCTCCGTAGTATTCGGTTTGCCAAAATCATGCACAAAGGCCGCTAGCATAATTGTCTTCTGATCTTGGTGAGAACGGAAGTTTTTAATTATATTTGCAGCCTTATCAATTACCATGTTTGTGTGTATGTACACATTTCCTTCTGCATGATAATCCGGGCGTTGCTCAGTGGTTTTCAACACAGAGACTTCAGGAAAATACTTATCCAATACTCCCATATCATCAAGAGCACGGATACCAACAGAAGGTTTAGGGGACTTTAAAAATAGTTTCTTAAACTCCTCATAAAGCCTTTCTGGTGGTAAGTGGCTTAAATCCATAGATGCTGCCAATTTTTGTGTTTCCGGATGAATGGTAAAACCAAATCTTCCTGCAAATTGAGCAGCACGATATACCCTAAGAGCATCTTCAACAAAAGTATTATCATCAATATGCTTTAGAAGTTTATTTTCTAGGTCTTGTAGTCCCCCAAAGAAATCCGATATTTGCCCAGTCTTTGGGTTATACATCAACGCATTAATAGTAAAATCTCTACGCCTAGCCCCATCGTGAGGAGCTAAATTTTCATCAAACTCTACATCAAAATCAGTATGTTTTTCCCCAGTTTTTACTTCTTTTCGTGGAAGAGATATATCAAAATCTCCAAACTTAAATACTCCAAATTGTTTACCAACCTGTTGAGGTTTTTCGCCCAATTCGGACTCTAAAATGTGCCCAAGTTTTTCCGATGATATTCCATAAACTTCAATATCAAAATCCTTGGATTTATGACCAAGAATAATATCCCGCACACTTCCTCCAACCATATAGGGAGTTCCATGCTTTCCAAGAACAGAGAGAACCTTTTTTAATTCTGGCTCACTTTTAATTATTTCTTGAATTTTTTCAGAATGCGATAGCTCATCAACGCGAGAAAACCACGCAGGATGGTCTTTTACTCTCACAGGATGTGAAGGCAAAAGATTCTCATGATCGTGGTAAGCTCGTTGATTAGCTTTTGAAAGTTCGTTTGTAAAATCTTCCAGTCTAGACGCCATTTAATTAATCTCTTTAAACGTTTATTAGTATCTCTTTCAAAGCATCGGAAAATGAAGTACCTGTTCCAATTAGCCAAGTACCTTCATTATTTTTTTCAAAATTAGCTGCAGATAGGATAATTTCACAAGGAAGTTCTTCTTCATTATGGTTTATTCTAACTGTATACCTAACAAAGGTTTTATCTAACCATCGTTTTCCCGCCTCATAATTAAGTATAACACTATTTGAAACATTAGTCAATGTATAATTTTCTTTATAGTCAAAATCTATTTCAGGTTCTGCTAGGGCAGTTTCCGTAGATTTAATTGTTTTCATATCTGATAGGAGTGTTAGTAACTTTTCGATCCCTTCTTTACTTTTATCTTGTCCGGTTCTTTTGTTGTGTCCACGTAAAAATCTACTTCCACACTCTTGACCACAACCGCATTCACAAATATTCATTTCTAACTCCTAAGTTGTTGTTGTAAAGCATTATTAATTATTTCTTTAACATCTGATATTGGCTCTTTATATTCTTCCTTTAACCATCGAATACGTCCCACTGGATGTACATTAGATGCAAAAATATTGTCCATTTCTTGGGAAAGCTCTTCTAACATAAGATATTCTTCCAATCCATCATGAACACCTAATAAAATCCCTTTCATACAGCGTCCCCAATTTTCATCATCATCTTCCCATTCAGCCCATATAGCTAAATCCGCCGGTTTGCCTGAGGGGGATGCCATTACTGATGAAGTAAAGAACTCCCCAACTCCTTGTACTCGTTGCTCACTAAATTGTTCCTTAATTTCTGTGGAACTATACCGTTCTTTAAGGTTTTCTACCGCTACTCCGTAAATAATTCTCCAAATTTGCATACTATTCCTCGTTTCTTATTAACCTAAATCTGGTGTTACAGGCTCTTCCGCATCAAACTGATTACCCTCACTTCTGGGTTTGCGATCAAGTCCTGCCGAATGTTTTATGTTTGTATCATGAGGTGGCCTACCACTATGGACATGCATCCTCGCAGGTACATACTTCTCTATATCCAGCACATTACCATTGTGTAATGTTGCTTTATATAATGGAGAATCATTAACATTAAAGATTACATGATCCGCTGTTACTTCATGCATTGCTGGAAAGGCGTATCCTTTATCTGCTAATTGTTTATATAAGGGAACAAACTCAGAGGAGCCCATTTTACTTAAAGTAAGGTTTGGCTCTTGAGCAACGTCCCCGCCAGCATCTTCTTCCGTTTCACTGTCTTCATCTTCAGGCCAGGGGGCAGCAGCGTCTCCAAGATCGCCGCCACCCATAGTAGATTCCATCATAGCTTTCTGTTGTTCAATTGGGTTTAGAGCTTCACCAGAAATTTCGAATTCAACATTATCTATACCCATCTTTCCCGCTTTAATTTCTATATTGAAACCCATTTGGAGAAGCATGTTTGCTACCGATACTCTTTGTTGAGCGAAAGCGATTCTAGTTGCTTCAGCCTTTTCTTCCGGTTGTTTCAATTCTAGAACCCAATCTGTAATACCAAAAGCTTCTAGAAGAGGTGGAAATACTTGTTCATGTAGAATACGTTGATCGCCTTCTACAACCCTAGACATCACTGTTAATTGTTGTGTTTGTGAAGACATACCACCATATGCATCGGGGGAACCCTGCCAAGCAGGAGTAACTCCCCACATTGCGGCAATTCTTTCACGAATTTCTTCTCTAACCGGTAAATAATCCATTTCCTGAAGGGTGTGGAAAAGTCTAACCATATCTACTCTTCCTCTACCCTGTTTCGTACCTACAGCCACCATTGGGATGTAGTTTGGATCATAGCGCATTTTAGCTGCAATGTTATCCCTTTCTCTACGTAAGGATTCAGGATCATCTGTAAATACTAGTAACATAGAGGCAGGCATTCTACGCTCAAAGAAATACCTATAAACGTTTAAGTCCATTCCTCTAATTGTTAAAATCTTGTGCATTAAGGTTAGAAGTGGGCTATAACCATAGGTTTCGGAATGATAAAATTTACTTGCGTGAATAACCTCAGAATCTAGAAGGTAGAATGGGTGTGCACGATAATTATATTTATACATGGCCGCTACTAGAGGTCGATCACATTCGCCACAATGTCCAGGGCTTTCTGCAGGCTCGATATCTCGATGGATATAACAAAGCCAGTGAGAGTTTTTAGGTAAGCCTTCAGGACTTAAATCCCATTCCATATAAGCTGGGTTTAAACGTCTAATTTCAATCGGTTTAGAACGTACTGTTCCTTCAGCCCCTTCAATATATTCTTTAACAATATGTAAAAACATATCATCGAGAGAGTTTATATCAAACCAAAGAGCTCGTAAAATAGATTCAAAAGACATGTCAAAAACATTTGAATCTGACATAAATTGATCAAAATTCTTCTTTTGGACTAGAGAAGGTTTAATAAGTTCGCCTTCCTCTACCTCCTCTCCTTTTTCCATCGCTGCTTTTTTCCTGGCGGATAGAGATTCTTTACACTCTTCGCATTCTTCGACGGGTGATGTATATTCTGTACTACACAAAGTACATTTAACGGCAAATTTAGGCTTCCATTCGATCCCTCGACGGAAAACCTCATTAATAATATGATTAATTGGGGCGCGTACTTCTTCAGTGTTTTTTGCAAACTCAATTAATTGAAAAACTTGCTGTTGTCGATATTGTAGTTGTTGGCTAACATACCCACCGTAAAGTAAATCTAAGCCAAGGGTAGGGGAACGGTATGTATCAGCACCTTCGGCACTTTTCATTAACGATACTGTATTAAACAATTGGTTCATTTGCGCCTGTTGTTTAATAACGCCTGGTAATTCTGGAAGATATTTTTTTAAATCCATTTAATAACCTGTTTTTGCTTCTTAGGCTCCTGAATTATTGATTAGTTCCGCGACTTGTAAATCTAGATTCCCTTTATTACTCATTGTCTCATAAAGATCTAATTTTCGCATACGATATTCATGATCATCAGAAGAATATTGAACCTCTGTTTGATCTTCCAGTAAGACAATATTAGCAATGTTTAAGTCAGCTACTTCTTGTTGTAGTTCTGCAATTGTTTTAAGTAGTTCTTCTTCTCTACTTAGATCAAGCCCTTCATCTGCAATATTAAAAAGGGGCTTTTCTCCATTAGCGGCTGGCATATAATTTTGTACTTCTACTTCATGCATTAAAGCAAGAAATTGACCTTCTTTAAGGATTAGTACGGCATCTGAATCATCCGGAATATCTAAATCATCTGTCAATTGGATGGTCGTCATTTCTGGGTGCCAAGTATCTAAAATACGCCAAATTCCATAATCATCTCGATTTGCTACGTATTGTACTTTTCTTTCTCGTAAACTATTTCCAATTTCAATATTCCCAAAATCTGTGGACATTTTCTTCACCTATTTATAAACTTTTCTTTCTATACTATTATATTATACCTTATATGGGTATATAGATGCAATTTTTAATCGCATTTACCATACCCACAAGATTCACATTCCGCGCAACCACTTCTTTGAATTATTCTTCCATTACATTTTTGACATTTTGGACTCTTTTCTGCCAATTTAAGAGGTTGTTCTTGCATAGAAGCAAATTTATTAATTTCCCTTCCTTCAAAATTCTTCTTCATGCTTTTTGCAACTCCATCTGAAGGAGATAGAACCAATTGACCTTTATGCCAAGCAGGACAACATGTAATACCCGTTAATTGATAAACAATATCCTCGTATGAAATTCCCTTTTGTAAGCTCATCGAAATCAACCTTGCAATTGTTTCAAGAAAGGCTGTATCACACCCACCAGCTTTTCCACCAGTAAGAATCACCTCATGAGGCTTACCATTCCAATTCGTCGTAACCAATAATCTACCGTGTCCAGTATTCCACTTAGAGGTAATTCCTTCTAAATCATCAGGTCGTTCTATATTCCCAGGCTCAGGAAAGTTACTCTCATTAATCCCCCAATCACTTTCAAGCTTTTCCTCTAATTGCCCTCTAAGAGCTTCCGTTTTCCCAGTTTCTACAGTTGAAGATAGCACTTCTACCTCTCTAGTACCAGAACGGTACACCGTAACACCTTTGCACTTTAATTGCCACGCCTGAAGATAAATTTCTCGTATTTCGTCTGCAGTAAGATCATTTGGGGCATTAATAGTTTTAGACACCGCATTTGAAGTATGTTTTTGCCACATTGCTTGCATATTAAGGTGCGCTTT